TCGTAACGTGTCTTCACGTCGCCCTTCAGTACGGCGTTCCGGTCGATCACGAGTTTCGTGTTCGGCACCGATGGGGCCGTGTAGTCATTCCCCGGCAAGAGGTCGGTGAATGCCGTCTCGACGCGGGTGTATTTCCCCTCAAGCGAGTGCTTGAGGAAGAACAGATCGGCCTGCGTGACGTTCGAGTACGTCATGTGCTGCCCGGAGATGGACGAGAAGACCATCGACGGCGGCACGCCCCAGAAGCGGCATGCTTGCTCGACGCAGAAGCGCATCAAGTCAATGAACTGCGTCTCGTGCGGGTCGAGGTGAACCTCGTGCAGTTGCATGCCTGCGCCCATGACAACCGGCTCGCGTGAGCCGCGCATGGCATTCATCAACTTGCGCTTATATTCCTCCGCCTGCGGCCCATTCATGTCCATGTCGGAAATGAGCGCGAGCGGCGGGTGCGCGCCATCGCGGAAGAACGCGTAGGCGAACTCCTCCGCGTTGAGTGACGTGCCAATCGTCTTGTTGGCGTACGCGACCGGCGGAAGGCCGAAAATCTTGCCTGGCAACGTCATGTCGCCGGGCATGTGCCAGATTTCGCCGTCCGGCCACAGCGTGTACGGCTTCTCGTCGATTTTGACCGTGCGCTTCTTGTCATCACGGTCTTTCACGTCGTTCGGATCAAGAAGCTCGATGCCGAGTGGATGACCGGCATTGTCGGTCTTCGTAATCGTGCCGAAGACGTTGCCGTCCGTCGCGAGCGAGAATCCAAGCTGCGCACGAAACACGTCCGTCTGCACGCGCACAGATGGTCTTGCCACAAGGCGCGGCGTCGGATTGACAATCATGCGCGCGCCCTTGAGGTCGCGTACGACGTTCCAGGGCGAGCGCGCGAGCGCATCCACGATGATTCGGATGCAGGCCCACGATGCGGCGTTCTTCAGAGCTTGCTCAACGTCGCCATTCGTCTTGTAGGCCGCTTCGGTCAGGCCGAAGCCGTTCGGGAGCGACCAGAAGACGCTACTGTTGTAGTCCCCGAGCGTCGTCGTCGCCCGTTCCGACAGTTTCGGAATCAATCGTCCGAGCATCCGTGCGTCCTTGCAGTTCGAGTGCGACGCCGAGCAGCGTCACCATGACGCCGAAGAAGACACCGGCGATGACGAGTGACCAGAGTGCGAGCGACGCCGTAACGACGACAATGCCCGCCAGTTGAATCAATGTTGCCCGCATTGCGCTCCTCAGTAGATGAACATGGGCTTGCGTGCGTACACGACTGCCCATGATGCGAGGGTCACGCAAACGAGCGGCGAGATGTCAACATCGGAGTTCTTCCGCGACCACACCCACGCATCACCCGTTGATCGGCGTTGCGCGCCCGCTACGGCTGCGTTGAGTGCCTCGTGCGGCCTGATCGCGACCGTCTTGTCAATCACGGCGTCGAAGAAGTGTGAGCATGCCTTCGTGAAGTCGAGGCCCGCGACCTTGATTGTGCGGACCCCACCGGCTTCAAGCTCATCACCGAAGACGCCCGCCGTATCCGGCGTGTACGCGACGCGGGCGCCGTACTTGCGCGCCTTCTCCGCCGCCGTAGGAACCAACCAGGCCGTGCCGCGCTCCGCCGCAATCACTTCGCAGTTGCCGTCCCGGTCCACCACGGCGAGAGCGCCGCGAGTGCGTTCCGGGTCGCAATCAATCGCGAAGATGAGTTCGCCGTCCGGCGCGCACTCAGGAACCTGCACCGCGAGCCAAACGTCGAGCGGAATCACCCGTTCGTCGCTCGTGGTGAGTTGATTCAGGAACGCTCGCCGAAACTCGCCCTCACTCATAGTCTGTCGGGCGTGTCTGACTGCACGTTCACTGACCGTGTGCCCGAATGCGGGCATACACGCTTTCCACGTCTCCACCGAGTCAATGTCGGCGTCGTCCGGCGCTGACCACTCGAAATACGCGATCTCGGACTCTTGCCCACTCACGAGCGACAACCGGCCCGATTCAACCTTGCGGTTGAGGTACATCGACGCTTCGGTCCCCATTGTCGAGCACACAATCAACTGCGCGTCGATGACGGTGTTCATTGCCGGGAGCATCGAGCCTTCGCGCCGGTCGTCCACGTCGTCGAATGCTTCGTCGACAACGCCGAGGCCGAGCGTGCGCCCGTGACCGGCTGATTTCGTGCCAGATTGCACGTCGAGCTTCGACCCGTTGTGGAAGTCGACGCCTTCTTCGCCGTTCTTGCGGCGAACGTGCCGAACGAGCGACGCCAGCTTCGACGCCTCAATCATCGGCACTTGATCTTCGAGGAGCTTCTTGCGCGCGTCGAGGCCCGTCTGCGCCGAGTACGCAATACGTTGCGGCGTCGAACGAAGCGTCGCGCGCTCCATCTCCCATGAAAGAACGATCGTGGTCTTCCCATTTTGGCGCGGCACCGTGAAGATGATTTCTCGGTATTTCGGCACAAAGATGCCGGGGCGCGCCTCAATCAACTCGCCGCCGACATCCGCGACGTACTGCTGCCAACCCATGAATGGCTGACCGAGCAAGCTCGAAACGCGTGCGATTCGATGCCCAAAAGTTGGGTTATCGGGGTTCCGCAGCGTCGCATAGCGAGGCGGGCAGAAGTCGTCCATGATCCCGCCCGCTCAGGTGGTGTCTTGACAAATGTCACATCCGAGGAGTAGTGTTACGGCCATGATGACACCTACACTGACTCCACTGAAGTACCACGGCCCCGGCTGGCGCAGCGTTGACTGCCGAGGCCGCGAATACATCCTGTGGGCGCCGAACGAGACGCGCCCTCACTGGTCAGCCAGCTGGGAGGATGACGACGGTCAGCACGGCGACTTCCGCCGCGGCACCTCGTTCACTGAGGTTGCACCGTTGCTCGATCCCTTTACCGAGGCGTTCGCAGAGGCGGTACGCAAACTCGCGGAAGGGACGGTCTGAGCGGGTCACTCTCCCCGAAGCTCGGCGAGCAGTTCGTCGATTGCGTCTTGCTCCTTCGGCTTTCCGAGCAGAAGGAGAGCGGCCATCACCTGTCGGTACTCCGAATGAAGCTTCACTTCAGTCGGGTACTCGTCGAGCAGACGGGCCAGCGTCTTTGCGTGCTCCACGAGCGCGGTGTGCTGCTCATCGAGGCCGGTGAGTGCGAGGAGCGTGCTTGAGAGAGCAAGTTGATTGGCGTTCGAGGGGGCGCCGCGCGCACGCCGGTCCTCGCCGGGCGGCGTACGCCGGTCGTCAAACATGGGCGCCGGTCAAGACTTGTGCCTTGACCTGATTGAGCTGCTCGCGCCAAGCGCCCGCGATAAACTCCTCCCATTGCTCCTCAGTGAAGTCGTTCGTGCGAGGCGGTAACGGCGTCAACGTGTCGCCGTCATCGAGTAGGAGGTTGACCGATACGCGCCAACCGAGCACTCGCACCCGCGGCGTCTTACCCTTGTCCCCCATGTGCTCCTCCTTAGGTGGTTGAATCAATCAGCAATCCGAAGCTCGCGAGCGCCGTGAGGAGCGACGCTAACGCCGCATTGCCGCCCTTCGAGCCGGTAACGGTTGGCTGACCGGCCATCGCATGACCGAAGAAGCCGACGCCGCCGACGCCCGCCTTGAACTGATCGGAGTTGTCGGCGTAGGACTGGACGCGAATGGCATAACACTTGAAGTCGATGTACGAACCACCGTCGCCGGAATCAATCTTCATATTGCTGCCCGAGTGACCGTCCGCTCCGACTGAGCGCCAGTTACGTCCGTAGTTCTCGAACTGCGCGTATGTGATGGTTCCGAGGTTGTTCTGCATCAAAAACGGAACGTGTGTCCCGGAGAAGTCGAGCCAGCGAATATCAGTCGCGAACGCTACCGTGCCACCGATCTGCGCAATGCCATTAGGTCCCGCATCGACCTGGAACGCGGTGCCGCCCACTGCGGCCGGGTTATTCAACCGCAGATAGGCGTGCGCGTCAGATGGGGCGGAGATCGTGAGCACCGAGTCGGCGTGACCACCAAGTCCCGTCGAGGGGTCGGGGTACAACTGGAGTTGATTGGCGTTACCGGGACCAGTCCCGGCTTGCGCAACGAGGAAGTTCCACGGGTTCGTCAACCCGTTACCGGATTGCGGGCTGACCCACGACAAGAAGCCGGGGTTGAACCCGATGAAAGCTTGATTCGAGCCGTCCGTGTTCCACGGACCAATCGCTATCGGTCGGAACGCGTGACCCGACTCGTCAATGAGGGTGAGGTAATGCTCAATCGTGCGCTTGCCCGCGACGTAGTAGCTCGCTTCCATCGTCCAGAAGCACGCGGGCGCGCCGTTGCTGAGGTCGTTGTCGGCGTTCAGTCCCCACGCATAGGTGTAGTCCCACATGTCTTGACCGGACGGCCCGGAGCCGGGGAAGCTGCCGCCCGCCAAGTGAGCGCGGAACATTTCACCAGTCTTAATGGCCTCACCGGGCGCGAGGTTAATGCGCCAAAGTTCGACTTGTTCCGGTTGCGGTGTGAATGGATGTGTACCGCTACCGCCCTGGGAGACCGTGAGCGGAACGTCAACGTCTGACCCACTGCTACCGCCGCCGCTTTGGTTCACCGTGATGACGGTAGGTTCCAAGTCGTGAACGACGACCACCGAGGCATCGAGGTCGTGAACGACGATCACTTGCGTCATCGCGTCACGTCCGCATCCACTTTCAGCGACCCCGCAATCAGGGTCCGAATCAATGGCGCCGTCGCGGTGCCAATCACCAGCGCGCCCGTTCCGTCTTGGGTCGGCGCGACATCGGTGGAAAAGTCGCTTCCGGCATTGAGCGTTTGGATGATTTCGGTACCGAGCCAGCCGGGGCCGTGGACGGTTTTGCCGACATCGCCCAGTTGAATATTGGGATCGACGCCACCAGCGAAGCCACTAAACCATTGACAGTTGGGATCGGTTCGAGCGCCGCTACCCGTAATCGAGCGCTGTAAGTCCCACACATATTTGCCATGCATGAGAGCCAGGTCAGCCGCCGCCAACGAAATGGTCGCTTGGCCCGTCGCCGCATTGGTGACGGCAATCGTGAAGGACGCCAACGGGTTTGCGTCATCGAATGAGGTGCGAACTTCGGCAGTCAATGTCCACGTCGAAATGTCGATAGGGGTCGTGCCGTCCGTCGTGAAGGTCAACGGGATCGTCAAGTCGTCACCGCGGCGCACGTCAATGTCGAGCGTTTGGGGGCGGTAATCAACGGTGGTCATTCTTGCCTTCCGGTTCTAGTGGCGTACGTGAACGAAGAACCCCGGATGACCCGGTTCCGGGTCGGCAATCTCGAATGCTCGACATCCCTGCTCCTGGAATATCTCCGCCAGGGTGCCGGGCATGAAGCGCCAGCGGTCAGGCGGGTGATGAAACGGGAAACCCGGCCCGCGCGCGCTCACGAGGAGCGTGCCGTAGATGGGGTCGAGCACCCGCACCAGTTCGTGGGCGAGCCGGATCGGGTCCGCGGCGTGCTCGAAGACTTCAAGGCAGACGACAGTGCCGAAACTTGCTTGCGGGAACGGCAATCGCCGTCCGTCGTACACGAGGTCGACATTCGGTCCCGGTTCGATGTCGACGCCGGTATAGGGCGTCGGCACGAGATCGCGCACGGTCCCGTTCACGTTCATTGCGCCGACATCGAGTGTCGGCCCAATCAACGTGTCGGATATGAATGCGACCCAAGACCGCACTGATGTGTGCATTACCAGTTGCCCCCGAAGTGGAGAGCAACCCAGGCCAAGAAGCCGACGGTCAAGACCCGGAGGAGCCACTTCAGCGGTCCCCAGGCCTTTGAGTCGAGCCATTGCCAGTTGTCGGTGATGGCGGCGAGCTTCTGCCCGTGATGGTCGCGATCAATGCCAATCAACTCAAGCGTCACAATCGCCACGAAGGCAATCAAGTAGGTGATTGAGAACCGCAGATCGAGCTTTCGCGCCATAACGGTTTGTCCCTTTTGGCGAATCGGCGTGCGGGGGGGGGATCGAGGGGCCGGGTGCTGGCCGGGGGCGCAAACGGCTAAAAACCGGGCATTTCGGGACAAGC